GGCCGACGGTGAGTTGGTCGGCAGGACGCGCACTCGTCGGTCCGAAGTCTGGATTGTTGAACGCCGCTGCAATCCGCTGGAACATCTGCGCGATAGCTGTCAGCACCACGCGCAGTCCCGTCACCCCGTCTCCAGCATTGGACAGAATTTCAGTCGCGGGGAATGTCTGCGGGAGCTTCGGCATCGCTTACGGGAAGTTTGCCACAGCTATACCATCGACGAAGAAGAAGAACTTGCGTGCCACGCGGTCGAACATGAGGTAGCAGTTGTTGTCGAACGCGATGAGGGGGACAGTGCCGCCGAACCACTCCATGTAGAACTGATTGTTAGCGCCGCCCGTCGCTTCGAACTTGTTAGCGAACGCGGTGCCGGTGACGGAGAGGTTGGCGCCCGCGTTCACGTCGCCCGTCGCGTCCACGTCGCCTGAGGCGAAGACGGAGTTTGCGTGAACGTCCGCCGTGGTAGTGATGTTCGCGTCGGAGTTCAGCGCGCCGTTGATCGAGAGCCCATTGTCCGCCGTAAGTAGTCCACCGACTTCCAGCGTGCCGGTGATGACAGAGTTACTGCCGACCGCGAGCGTGCCGGTGACGTTGATGTTGCCTTGGAACGTGGAGGGCGCCAGACCACCGCTCGACGTGAACTGAAGCACGTTGCCGACACTGTCGCGGTAGAATAGCTCGGTGACGCCCGCAATGACTTGGGTATAGACGACGCCGTCCGTCCCGTTGACGGGTCCGGGCGCACCGCCCTGCGGGATCAGTTCGACGTGGAGATGGAGTCCGTCATTCGCATCGCCTGCGAACGAGTGATCGACCGCGACACGCTCCCGAATGTCGAGCTTAAAGTCGCGGATACGTCCCGCTCCGAGATCAATGTCTTCGGAGTCGGCAGGGACAGTCGGCGACCAGGAGTGCGTGAACGCCATTAGAGGATCTTCTTGAGGATGTCGTGTATCGAGGCGGGGTTGTGTGGCATCTTAACACCTGCGGCCACTTTCGTCCCCTTCCGAGGCGACGCACTCGGCCTGTGCGGCATCCCTTTCGGACGTACTCCTTTCGGTGCTTTGTATCCCTTCACGACACGCTCCATTCAGTTCCGTTCCACGTGTATCCACGCTCCGCGTAGTCGTTCGCGAGAGTGTCCGTCGTCTCTCCGTCAATCGACGGCGCGCTAACGATGATGTTGCTCGCCCCAGCATCGCCGTTCGAGTCCTTGATGGTGAATGTCTGACCGGCGAACGTCGAGCCGGGCATGTTGAGAGTGGTGGCGCCGGCGACGTCTCGGCCGAGGATGAACACTCGCACGAGTGTTGTCGGCGCGGCTCCGACCGACTTCGTTCCCCCTGCGAGGATGATCTGGACGGACTGGACGGGGATCGCACCTCCGCCACCGGCGAGTGTGTTCACCCATCGCCCCGGCTTCGTTGGGTCCGCGAACGGACAGAACACATTGACTCCGTCGTCGGCCTGCATAGATGTCGCAACCCACATGAGGAACTTCTGGCCGCCATCAAGCTCACTCGCGAGCCCGGCGAGATATATGATCGCGCCGTCGAGACTGCCCACAACGCCGTCGATCTGCCCCTGCGGCGTGACGGACGGATGGAGATACGTGATGTTCGGGACGCTATCCGCCTCTGACGGGTTGATCTGGCCCGTAGTGAGCGTGTACCACGCGTCCTGCGGCACGAACGTCGGGAGCGGCACTGATGTCATGGCGCAGTCCTCACCCACGGGTCTTGCCAGTACGGGCCTTGGTTCGTCAGCCCACTGTTGTCGATGTCTCGACTTATCTCAATATCCGGGCGAGTATCGTCACGCTCAATCGCTTCATCCAGTTGCTCCTTCGCGAGCCCCTCGAAGTACAGAGCACGGTCTGACCGACCCAGAGTCTTGAAAAAGTATCCCAGCGTGTAGTTGATAATGATATCATCTTTGTCTTCATAGTCCGAGGACTGCGTCAAGTCTGCGACGACGAACGGTGTCGGCGATTTTATGAACCGGAGTTGAGCCGTGAACTGCTGGAAGGGGGCCGGTGCCATCACGATGAAGTTGCCCCATCGCGCATAGATGCCCGGCCATCCAGGTGGTATCCACTCCGGCGCGGGGTAGTGTTGGTCGAACCATCGCCACGGCTTCTCGATGACTTTACGACTCGTCCCAAGCGACGACACCCCACTCGACGTGTCGAGCAGGACGAACGAGTGGATCGTCTTCACGTTCGGCGGCGGAACGAGGAACTTGTCGAGGCCCGGCGTGCCTGTGAAGTTCATCTGCGCGAGCGCAGTCTCGGCCATCTCGGAGAAGTCATAGCTCCGATTAATCCGAGACTGCGCGAGGTTCAGCCCGATCACGATCCGAGGGAGCGTGAACGTCGCGTCTTGCTCCGTCCGGTTGCCGAGCCCCGCTAGTATCTCGTCGCGGAAGTCTCCAAGTGTGAGCGCGCCCACGCTGTCATCCTAACTGCCCTATGGCGAGGAATGTGAACGTGCCGACATCTTGGTCGTTGGAGGCTTCCGCAATCGCGCCCGCCGCGGTGGAGAGTGTGCGCGTGTCAGTGATTGCGCCCGCCGTCCAGCCGCCGCCAGACCCGGAGACGGAGTAGCCCGCGTCCGACACGAAGTGCGAGCCACCCACCGTGGACATGCCTACCGGGTGAGTGGCCGCAGTGCCGCTCGCCACTACAAGTGTGGGCGGGTCGGCGGTGATCGAGCCTGCACCGACAGTGATGGCGGCTCCTGCCGTCCCATACGCTTTGAAGGCTGAGGCCGCTGCGTTCCACGCCATGATGAAGCCAGCGGACGAGATGCCGTTGGGCACGACAGTAAGTTTGCCGCCGGGCAGAAACGCCTTCGTGATCGCCGCGATTGCGACCGCTGTCGAGTTGTAGTTCGTGATGTGACACGAGCCAGAGATCACGCCCATCGACGTGTTGCCGAGCCGTCCTGGTCGCGGTGTGTCGAGCGTGACCGTCGCTGCATAAGTCGCCATGACGACCTCCTCAGTTCGTGCAGCAGAGGACGCACGTGTGCGTGGTTGGGTCCATGCAGATCGCGACCGTTTGGCTGTCTGCGTCGCTGACCGTCGAAAGCACACCCGCAGCTTGACCGTCATGCGTCAGTGCGTCGCCGATGGAGGGCGAGTTCGCGAACGCTTCTTCGAGGACAGAGACGCCGCGAATTTGGATCCAGCCGTAGGCGACTGCGCCACTCGCAACTGTGGCGAGTGCGACGCCTGCGCCGACAAGCGAGCCGCCGTTCGCGCCGTCAACGACGGTGAGCGTCGGGTCGGTCGCATACGTCACGTAGCAGAGGAAGTCGCCAGCGTCGATCGCAGTCGTGCCGGTGAATTTGACGTACTTGTAGACCTTGTTGTCGTCTTCGCGGAGCATCCCGAGCGTGACTTGAGCGGTTGTGTCAACGTCGGTAAGTGCCGCGTGCCAGGATTGAGCCGACATGATGAGTTCTCCTGTCTTACGGGGTGTCGATAGTGCTGAGGACGCCGAGCACTCGCCGCCTGTTCGTCATGAACGAGCACGCGAGTTCGACCTGCGCCGCCCGGTCGTTGACCTGGTTGGGGATAGCTTTCCACTCAGTCATGTCGAAGAAGTAGCCCGGATCGTAGACGAACTCGATGAAACGCGTGTTGAGGAAGTACATGCGTTGGGAGAGTGCTGGCGACCAGACCATTGGGATACGTTTGTAGGACTGGTTGTCGAACCCCATGTCGGCGAGCCGGTTGTTGCTCGTCCGGTAGGCGGGGATCACGGTCGCCTCGTACAACTCGTAGGAGTTCATGTCGGACAGGATGATGTCCGGCGCGTCCATCCGGCGGTTGTTCATGCAGAGGTTGAGGAGATGGCGCATCTTGTCCACGCCGTTGACAGCGAAGCTAAGTCCCGTCATGTCGATGGCTTGGTTCTGCCACCACGTGTAGACGGAGGGGTCGATCCCGCCCGCGTTGAAGGACGACGACGCGACGTTCGCGAAGTCCGGCACGAGGAACTGAAGGCCGTCGATTGACGCGGCCGGGAGCGTCGCGGCACCGGAGCCCGCCGCAAGCGTAGTTTCGAGCGTCGAAGTGAGCGACTCCTCGGTGTTGTTCAGCTTCGCGTTCACCCAATCGATGATGCGACTGTCGCCAGAGTTCTGCTGCTCATCGACGCCGAACCGGAGGATGTTCGCGACGAGATACCGCCACTGATACTGCGCGACGGTGAGGAACTTGAAGTCGTTCATCGCGACAGTGCCGCCTCGCGCGATCCACTGAACAGTGGAGTTCTGGCCATACTCCAAGTTCGTTTCGAGGAACCGGCCACCGCGGACTGGTCGGAGTTTGCCCTTGTCCTTCAGCCAGAACCAGAACGGCGCGGCCGTGAAGATGTTGTCGAAGACGCCCGGCAGACGCTTCTGCCACGTCGTCGTGTAGAGATCGTCGAGTGCTTGAGTGAATTGATTGACCACGGCTCAGTCTCCTTACATGCCTTCGAGGACGGCGAGAACGCCGGGATACTTCGCAGAAACCTCCCGGTAGGCTTCGATACCGGCGTCACGGGAGGAGAGAACCGGCGTGCCGTTGGCAGCGCCGCCCGTCGGTGTGAGCCCGCCCCACCGAGGCGCTGGTTTGGGTGGCGGCGGGTTGTACTTCGCGTCGAGCGTCGCCGCCTTCGCGGAGTTCGAGCCACGCGCAAGCGTGTAGAGTGCCGGAATGTCGAGCGTCGGATGGACACGGGCCAGACCGATCATCTCATCCTTCCAGTCGTTGAAGTCTTTGTGATCAGCGCGAAGACGTTCGACGGACTCCGTCGCGCTCTTCGTCGTCACACTCATCTGAAGGCCAGTGAGTTGGTCGGTGACGGGCGAGAGTGCTTCGGCGATCTGGGCGCGGACTGCTTCGCCGATTGTGCCGACGATGTGAGCGACGAGTTCGGGGCGACTCATCGCCTCGAAGTCAGGCGGTTCAGCCGGGGCGGCCTGTGGAGTCGCGACTGTGCGGACTTCGGAGACGAGTGTGTCGAGCTTGCCGCCGAGCGACTCGTTCAGTTGGCCGAGCGAGCCGATAAACTCACTCCAGTTCGGACCAGCCGGCGCGGTAGCACCAGCGGCCCCACTGTCGCCACCACCGGCGTTCCCGTCGGAAGCGGGAGTGACTGTTGAGCCTCCGCCAGCGGCCGCTCCGTCGCCTTCGATAATGCACAGCCCTGGCGGGGTGTATTCGAGGAAGTAAGTCGCGTAACGTGTCCGGTTCATCGTGTTCTCCGTCGTACAGTAGTGGGGGCAGTGTCGTCAGACTCGACGACTGGCGGAGACGCACGAGCCGCAGCACGGACACGGGCTTGAGCGAGTTCGATCTGTTGGTAGAAGTGCATTTGGTACTGTTCGATGAGACCAGGAGTGAACATGCCGACTGGATCGAACGTGACGCGAGGGAAGGGGCGAGCGGAGCCGTTGTCGATGAGTTCGACGAGCATACGGCCCACGATGCGGGGCGACGGGGCAGTGTCGTTCATGGGGATAGCCTCGGCTGATGGGGGAGGGGTGTCAAGAGGGGTGGAGGAGGGTGAGAGGGCGCGGAGACGCCAGCGTAGGTCAACATCACCATTCCCTCGGCGCACGTGACGGCCACAGGAGCGAGTCTCGTAGTGCGCCGACCTCAACCCCGCGTGCCGCACACTCTCGCCTCAACTCCTGCGGCGTGTCGATCACGCGTGGCTTCTCCCACGGGTCGTAGATGTGATCGAACGTGCCCGGTTTAAAGACGATGACGGAGGGGGCGCCGACGCGCGGCGCAGGGCCGAACGCGTGGTAGAGGAAGTGAGAGAACGCACACTCTTCGCACGGCTGTTCGCACGCGTGGATGTAGCAGATCATGCCGCACGTCCTCCTGCCATAGCAGTGAGAGCGGCGGGAGGCGCGCCACGGAGTTGTTGAGCGGCTTGTCCAAGTTCCATCGGGTTCTCCTGTGTGCCAGGCTGGCCGGGCTGCTGCGGCTGTCGGATCATATGGTCGGCGTCAACGCCGTATTGCTCCGAGAGCCAGAACTGCGTCAGTTTCATCGGGTCGATGAGGGGGTTCATCTTAGCGATGCCGTAGAACTGAGTGGCTTTGGCCTCGCGGAGTTGTTTCGTCAGCGGCAACGACGTGTCCGGGTCGATTTTGATGTCGTAGATGGCGTCGCGAAGGAGTTGTGGCTGAAACCGTATCCAGATCGGGACGCCTTCGGGACCGAGTACGTCGAGGACCATCTCGGAGTCCCAGTGACCGATGATAAGATGGTTCATGTCGGAGACGACGGTGGTGAGGAGATCGGCACACGCGTCACGGCGTTCGTCGATCCGGATTTGGGTGGCTGAGTTCACGATATTCGCCTCGGTCGCGGAGCGGTCAGCGGAGCCTGGTGCATACTCGCCGAACTGGTTGACGCCGAGGCCGAGAAGTTCTTGGATTTCCTGCGAGAGCACGCCGCCCGCACTCTCAAGTATCTGAATGATCTGCGAGAGGCCACCATGCGTGAGTTCTTTGACTCCGTTGATATTCTTGACATGGATAACGCCGCCAGAGTTCCCGTCGATGAGTTTGGACTCCTCGTCGGGACTGACTGCGCCGATCTCGCTAAACATCTTCGCGATAGCGACGCGACGATGATTGCGAAGCTGAGTCCGTATCTCGTTCACTTCACCCTGCTGCGGAGCGAGGATTTGCGAGTCACTGATCCCCCAGAAAACTTCGTCATCGTTGTTGAAGATGAGAGGATAGTAGTTGAGGCGACCGGCGCGTTGAAGCTCGTCTTCCTCGCAGAAGAGAACTTTGTCCTCGACTTTCGTGTTGACGGCGTGGGGGGCCATGACGAAGACGAGGCCGGTCTTCTTATCTCTAATCTCCCAGAGGATCACACCTGCGCGGTTACGCTCGGTCAGCGACTGAGTGCGTGCGAGGAGCCGTCCCTCCGTGACACCTGACATGATACCGTCGGTGTTGGTGAAGCGCGGGTCGGCCTTGATGTCGTCGAGAGTGCGCACGTCCTCGAAGCACACCCAGCGGGCCGAGTGAATGTCCACAGTGCCGTGCGGGACGACGACTTGGCCCGGATGCGCGGCGAGCAACCACGGCATGTTGGGATGGACGAGATCGTTGTACTCGACGCGGCGTTGGACTTTTCGGCCGCCTATGTCGGGGGCTTCGGTTGAGATGTCGTCGGGGGTGGGAGTGTGTTCTGCGCCATAGCCAAGACGCAGCCCACCCGTACCGAACATGACGCCATGTTGCACCGCCTTTTTCATAGACCCTTTGACGCCCATCACGTCGATGAGTTTGTTGTCCGCGCGTTCGAGGAGTTTCGAGAGCAGCATGTTCTCGATGCCAGGCTTGGAGGGAGTGATGCTGACGGACGGATTGCGATAGTAGATACGGGGGATCAGTGTCCGCATCATTTTGAAATACACGTTGGAGGGGAGGATGTCGGGACGCCACTCGCCACGATACCAGCGCCGCCACGTGGGCCACGACTCCTCGTGCGCGTAGGTGCGGCGGAAGGTCTTGCCTTTGGCGACAGCTTCGATCCAGTATTGAGGGATCGGTTTGCCAGAGGACGTGTAGCCGTCGCGAGGAGTGTCAGCCATCAGAGCCAGTCCCACTCTTTCAGTTGCGCGATGTCGTTATTGACACGTGCTCCTATGTCGGTGCGGTACTGCTTCGACGAGACTTTGATCTTGTCGAGGAGGCGGTAGACGCGTCGCCGCGCTTCGTAGGTGTAGTCGGGCCGACTGCGCTTCCCGTTGTTAAGCGGTTTGGGTGGTGTAACAGCTCCAATTGCTGTTGCCTTAAGTAAGACTCCGTCTCCGCCGGCGGTGACGAACTCTCCACCGTCCTTTGCAAGGTCTGTGAGAAATAAGTGTAGTAGTGTGTCGTCGTCAATGCCGAGGACCGGCTCGCCACCGCTGTCACGATCAGGTCTCCTCATAGGCCAGGGGGGGATGGAGAGGCGGACGGCGATCATCGTGTCAGCCGTGAGCGCCATGTCGCGCTTCGTCCCCATCGCGATGTCGAAGAGGAAGTCGCCCGCTGGCTCGTCGAGCCCCTCGAAGAGCGCCTCGACGGCGTCATAGCCCATACGCGAGGTGACTTCTAGAGCCCACGCGCCGTCAGCGTTGACAATGGTATTGATATCGAACGGGCCACGGTAGCCAAGCATTCGGAGGAACGGTTCTGTGCGCTCAATCGTGTCGCGCGTGAGTCGGTTGGAGTCGGCCCGCAGTACCACGTTGCCCATACAGCCCGTGTTCTGGCCGAGATCACCCGCGAGGAAC